ACCATTAAAGCCTCAGCAACAAGAGACATTACAGCAGGGCAAAAGCTTTACGTAATCCCATCAGAAATACCTATCTATCAGATTCAAGCCTTGTTTGTTGATGGACTACCAGTTAAACCTGTCTCATTCCAAATGGCTCAAGAAATGATCCAAAGCGATGACCCTAGCATCAAATATATTGGACAACCAAAGATTTGGTATGAATGGGACGGAGACCTATACATTTACCCTGCACCAGAAAAAGACATTGCGGCAGGACTATCAATCTACTATATTCAACAGCCAAACGATTTAACAGATTTAACAAATACCCTACAGGTACCAGACCGTTTCTTTAACCAGCTAGTGGACTATGTTCTCAGCCAAGCCTACCGTCTAGACGAAAACTGGCAGGCAACACAATACCAGGATGCCCGCTTACGCGATTCAATGAACAGTATTGCAGGTCAAGAAGATATTGTTGACCAAGAAATGTACCCTATCAAGACAGTTCTAACAGAGGACGAATAATGGCTAAAGCAGTTATTTCTGATATTGATGACACACTAATACATTTTGGAAAGCGTATTGATAGTACTTACGCATATCTAAAATCTAAAGGTGCACCAATCATACTAATAACTGGCAGACCAGAATCAAGTAGAGCAGCAACAACAAAACAATTACATTCTTTAGGGATTTCATATAGTGCCCTATATATGAACCCAGGTTCTAGCCACAGTAATAATGATTTTAAAAAATCTAAAGCAGCTGAACTATTGAAAAACCATCAAATACTTTGTGCCGTAGAAAACAATCCTGCAGCTAGAGCAGGTTATGCAAGTTTAGGTATTCATACAATAGATCCAGCCAAATTAGGTTCTGCATCAAAAACTATAGCTATATCTAAACATTTAAAAGGAATGAAAAATGGCTAGTTCAGCATGGCAAAGAAGTGCAGGTAAAAACCCTGCCGGTGGTTTAAACGAAACAGGACGTAAAGCATACGAAGCTTCACATCCAGGTTCAAACCTACAGGCTCCAGTAAAAGCAGGAGACAACCCTAGAAGAGCATCCTTCCTTGCACGTATGGGAAACATGCCTGGCCCCGAATACAAGAACGGCAAACCTACAAGACTATTAAAGTCACTCCAAGTTTGGGGTGCATCATCTAAAGCAGATGCTAAAGCTAAAGCTAAAGCAATGTCTAATCATTTACAGAAAGTAAAGAATGGCTAGAGACGGTGTTATCATTGATAACTTCCAAGGTGGCATCAACAACGTTGCCGACCCGTCGCTAATCGCAACCAATGAAGTAGCAAAAGCAACAAACGTAGTCCTATCAAGTACAGGCAAATTTATTAGCCGCCCACCATTCGATGTAGTATCCACATACCCTGAAGCTGTAGCAACACAAGCACCAAACCTTCTAGGATACTGGCGTAACGTAGATGGCATTACGCACATTGTTATCTCATTTACATCAACAACATGGATCTGCCGTCTAGATACTTATGCTTGGACACAAATCTGGGATAAAGCAGCTATAGACATGACAACATACGTTAACCGTCTATACCTTGTAAACCCATCAAATACAGGTGGATACTATGCTAAAGAAACAGGCGCATACACTTGGACAAGCCTTACAGCTTTACCGCCAGCAGCAAACATCCACTATTCACGCGGAAGACTGTACGTTTCAAGCCGCCTAAACGGTGAAACCTCAACAGTGCGCTACAGCAACATAACTAGTGCAACACTAGGAACAAGCATTGACGAATTCCCTGCAGCAAACTTTATTATGGTTAATGATGGTGACGGAGAACTCCTAGTAAAGATAACCGAAGGTAACGGAGAATTATTCCTGTTCCGTTCAAACTCAACATGGAGATTAGGTTTCTCGGCATCAGCAGATCCAACACAAGGAATCTTGACACAACTATCATCAACTATCGGTGTAGATAATGTAAATAGTGTAGTAGATGCAGGAAACTTCCTTGCAGTACTACACGCAGGTGTGCTATACCAGTTTGCCGGATACAACTTTTACCCTCTAAATGATTACACAAAATTTAGATTCCAGCTACCAAGCACAACAGACACAGGTTATACTTTCACAAATAACCTAACAACAGCAATCTCAGTACTAGGAAAATATATTCTTGTCTACTATCACGGAAGCTTCTACTGTTACGATGTAGACTTCCGAATCTGGACAGAATTTATGACCTACACTAGAGCAGCACACATTATGGAAGCACCAAGAGGAACCTTCCTAGCCTCAAACCAAGTAGTAACAGGATTTGGTATCCACGATAGTATTACAGGAATACCAGGACAAACAAATGGTTTAATCAAATTTGCTTTAGAATACCCTAATACAGGTGCAGAAGTAGAAAATATTAAATGTTTAATCCGTACAAGAGCATATGATATTGGTGAGCCAGCAAGATTTAAACGCTTGTTCTCATGGGAAGTAGTAGCTGTAGCCGTAAACAGTTTAACGGGATCTATCACACCAATAGACCAATTAGAATCATCAAGTACAACATGGAACACTTGGACAGCAAACTCAACAACATGGGCTTACCTAGCATCCTCACTTACGGTATGGACATCACTGCAGCAAACAATCTCAACTGTCATATCCGAATTACAAACATCAAATCCAGTGCCACAAGTACTTAAAATAGGTGGTACACGAACCTTTAAACGCGCTTACTTTACAGTCGAATTTTCTAATGACGGATCTGCATCAACTTCACCATCTCGTTTAGATGCTTTAATTTTATACATGGTAACTGGAAGAAAGTTGATAGGACAGGCACAATGATTAAAAATCCTGGTGGATCTGGTTTCAACAAGTATGCTGCAGGAACTAAACGGTATGGTATCGGTGTTTTATCTGGCCCAAACACAGGTATGTCTTTAGATAAGACAGGTTATGCTGAAAGGTCAGCTCGCCAACGTGCAAAGAACTCTGCCATGCTAAAATGGATTAAGGGTAAGAATGGTACCCGCTTTTTTGGCAAACCAACGATAGGTAATATGTAATGGCGGATAATAACTCAAATCCCTTTTTTGATTTCATAAATACAATAGGTCAAAATGTTATTTCAGCAGTTGATAAAGCAATCAAACCTACCCCTGCAGTAACAGGTAAAGTAACACCTACTAAAGTAGTAACTCCTAAAGTAGTAACAAAAACAACACCTACAACAGCTACAGGAACTAAACTACAGCAAGCAGTAAAACCAGCAACAAAATTAACTCCAGGATTAACAGACCAGCTAGCAATCAATAACGCTAATGCTCAATCAAACGTCGCTAACGCTATGCGGTTATACCAAAATGAAGCAGCCAAGCAGCAACTACAAAACTCACTTGCAACCATTAACCGCTCAGCAATGCAACAGTATGAAGGCGTAGCAAACGATTATGCTGCACGCGGCATGGTTCGCAGCGGTGGTTACGTTAGAGCTAACGACCAAGCTTTAGCAACAACTAACCAGCAGAAGGTTGACGCTGAAAGCGCTGTAAGAGACTTTATTGCACAAAACCAGTTGCAAGGTGTAACACAAACAGGTTTGAAGCAAGGTAACCTACAAGACATTCTTATGAGATTGCTAACTCAATTCAACTCCAATAACATTAACCAGTTAGGACTCTAATGGCTGACCCGCTTCTTCCCGGAACAACACCTCTAAATGACTCTAACTTAGAAAAAACAATTGGAGAGTTTAATCAAATCCAGAACGATTATTCTTATGTCACTGGTGGCCCTAACCAAGGACTCATTAATTCTTTAAATCAACAGTCACAAGCTAAAGCACAACAGTATAAACAAAATCGTGCTGACGCATCAAACATGTACGGCCAGTTGACACAGACAGTTGACCAAGGTATTAATGTTGTACAAAAGGGATACCAGCAAGCTATCAATGAATCACAGCAAAACTCTTTAGGCGCAGCATCTACTTTAGGTACTCAACTGCAACAGCAAGTCAGTCAAAGACAAAGAGCCGCAAACGAACTTGGAATGGGTTCACAGGTAGCCGCAATGCCTAACCAAACAGTTGACCGCGGTAATGCTTTAATATCAAACATTCTTAATACCGGTCAAAACTGGCAAGGATTATTAAGTGCTCAAAAGCAAGCTGCTCAACAGCAAGGTGTTGATACTAAAACAGCTTTAGGTCAGTCAAAAAACCAGACTATGCTAGCGCTACAGCAAGCATTACAGCAAGGTCAAGGCAATATTGCTAATCAGATTGCTCAAGAAAAAGCTAAAGTTGGTACTACACAACTTAATCCTTTGGGTACTGTTTTGGCTAATGCTGTCGGTCAAAAGATTGCTGGTTATGTAAACCCTGCAGCTAACTCTGGTGTAGAGAAACTAAACTCTGCTATTCTAGCGTTTAACTCTGACCCTGGATTAGCTGCCTCTATTGCACTTCCAGGACAAACAGGAAGACCAGATGACTTTGTTGACCCAGATACAGGAGCAAAGGGTCCTCAAGCTTGGTACAACTATTTCCACAACCAAGTAACAGCGGCATATAGCAATAACCAATGGGGAAC